TAAAGTTTTTGCTTATTTGGAAATTATTGATTGACATTCAATCACCCTCTTTCATCCTCAGCTAATTTTTCCAATGCATCAAGCCTATCGTGTGCTTTATCAGCACTGTTTTCTACGTGATACATTCTTTCAATTAATTGATTATGCTTATCTTGTTTTTCCTCGATATAACTTAACTTTGTCCATACTATTCCTGCAAAAAATGCTAATGTTACTAGATTAACTCCTATCTGTAACCAGAATTCTGTTGAGAAGTCCAAATTTATCACCTTTCCACTACTATTTTATATTTATGCCGTTCTTACCCACATATATACTGTTATATATGGCTGAAGGTTATTGTGGGGTTGGTTGCCGCCTGTAGAATCTGTATCATAATTTGAGCCATCTCTGAAAATACTAAAAGTCCCTCTATTATCTGCACCATAGTCAGTTTTACTTACAAGGTCCCCATATAGATGGCTATGAGCAGGCATTTCAGCTTCAGTTAATTGATGTTCTTTCTCCCCACCAGTTTTTCCAGCTGTATCAAAGTCTGCGTCTGTGCTGTCTTGACTAACTAATACTCTACCTTGTCCAAATCTTTGCCAGGTGCCAACACCCAACAAAGTTGCGGGGTTTGTGCTATTACTTGCATTCATGTATATACTACCCACAGGATAAGTATTTTCTATTGCTTTTTCATTAAGATTAACTGCTGAAACTAAATCCGATTCTACCCATGCTCCTGCCATTATACCACCTCAAATTCATTCTTCAAAGTTTGATACATTGCTTGTCTAATTTTTACTTCACTTGGAAAATTAAATTTCCACTTAACTTCGGCATTCTCAAAAACTATTTCTGTGCCTGCATCAACCTCCATTAGTATCATTGGGGTTGTGTCAGTCTTTGCGTCAGCGTTATATTCAGTGACATATTGACTGACTTCTACGCCGTCTATCATAATACTTCTGGTTGTACCACCATCATTAATTTTTACCGTTGCCATTTAATCACCTTCCTTGTTTAATAGTTCCAATAAATATGGACTAATAGTTCCAACTGTAATCCTCGCGATAAATCTGCAAGGCCTCTGTCTCCTCTTTGATTATATCATAAGCCACCTTATCGATTAATACACCTGTGCCGACTTCTTCTGTCGCTCTAAATCCACCTATCCAGCCGAAATGTGTTATATCCTCATTAGCAGAGTTTGGGCCAAGATAAGTTAGTGTATTAACTCTGTCATCTGTGTTAACATCCTGCTGTGTCCTCTCTTGCCTGCCTAACTCTGTGTCACCGTTAAACCAAGCTATGTGTGTTACTCTATGCTGTGGCTCAAAGTTAGGCGTATATGTGCCATCTGCCTGCCATGTACCATCAGCTTTCAACTTTCTAAATATATTAGGATTTTCAGCGAATGTCCAAGTTTTGCTGAAGTCTATAGGGATAATTAATATTTCACTTTCGCCTATTCCTTCGCTGATAACCAATTCAGCACGTTTTGTTAATTCCATGAAGAATTCTTCCCAAGTTTTGTGCTTAGGTCCTTTGACAGCTTCGATGTCATAGAATATTTGACCATTCTCATCAAAAGTATTGGTGCGTGTTATTAGTAGTTTTTCACCTTGATTAATTCCCATATTAGTGAGATTATTAACTGTGATAAGTTGTCCCGCTTTCAGTCCACTTCTTCTAGTCTGAAATTTAAGTCGCTTGCTGTCAACTCCATATTTTTCAATCCTGCTGTTGCCTATTTCAATTGCAGCTTCTCTACCTTCAACATTCCCAACTGTTATAGCGTCCTCAACTATTCCAGATGTGCCATCAATGTCAGCTTGTTTGCTTATCAGATTAGGGTCATAAGTTTGTGCTACAATCTTAAACTGCCCAATAAATGTACATCTAACTCTATCATTGCTGGTTAATCTACTTTCAGCGTTATCGTGTGTGATAATATCAGACTCTTTCTCCCAATACCATTGGAAACCATCATCAACACCTTTTCTACCAACAGTTTGAGTCTGCCAAGCACCACCATTAATTGATATTTCAATAGTCGGCTCCTCTGCTATTGGAAAACTAACAGGGAAAGCTTTTTTATCACCATCTCCACGCTCAACATCAACCTGCTCCTCTGTGATACCAATTGGGCCTTTGACAAGTTGTTGATTGCGATAGAGTGGATTGCCCGTCTTAGTTGTAGGAAGTCCTCGTATATACTGTGGCTCTAACTCCCAGTCAGCAGGCTCACTATCACGGCTTTTGAAATGTATCATTTTGTTGCTGTCGATTTTCCACCAATAGTTCATTTTGTCAGCTACACTTGATATTAATTGTTCTGTCGGTACAAAGTTAGCTCTGGTTTCAAGTATTTCTGTACCCAACTCAATAGATTCTAATGTGCTAGTTGCACCAAAGAGGTAATTGAAGAAGGTGGTAAAGTTATCAGTTAAATTAAAGTTATTACTCAAATCTAATCTATCTGTTGTAATATCTATTGACTGTGTGCCATCATAATCTACATTATACCATACACCTTCTTCATATAGCTTCTGGTCAACTATATCCTTAATTATATCTCCCGCTAATTTATTCCTTGCTGCATAACTTATCCTTCTTTTGTCAGCTAAATAGTGCATATCAACACACATTATATCGTGCATATAACTATCAATGTGTCCTAAAGGATATTTATCACTAGTTTCAAGATAACCGCTGAATATTTCTTCATCGTAGTCTTTGATGCTTATCGGCTGACCTTTTTTGAAAGTATATTCATTTTGTTTGTCTGGGATAGAAAATGAACAGGTGGCTCTTTGCTCAATCTCATCTTCTGCTGAAAAAGTGTTAGTTTTGATACTATAAGTTGTATTACCGATTATTGCTCTCATTTGCCACCTCCTTCAAAGTGTCGCATTATTACGCTAATGGTTCTTCTTCTGGTATCTCACCTTTCTTTGCTACTACTTCTTCACCATCACAAGATTTTGGTATATCGTGATTGCAAAGATGATATTTGATTTCATAATAACTTTCATTTGCTAATTCTTTTTCAATATCAGATAATATTTTTTCTTCTGTTCTATCAGTTGTAAAACTCCGCATTTCGTTAACTGTTTCTGAATTAATATTAAACTTATGAAAAGGCATTAATTCACCTCCACCCAAGTTGCACCATTAATTGTTCCATCGTTAGTTCCTGCACTATCTGTTAGCGTTGTGCCTGTGCCTTCATTCATTTTGTAATATGCTACAAGTCCTGTTTCAGAGCCTGTTAGTTCTTTATATTTTATATCATTTAATTCTGTTTCAGATAAAGCGTAATCAAATAATCTAAAATCGTCTAATAGACCATTTAAATAATACAAATTAGAATTTCCCCTAACTCCTAATTGCAACCAGTTTGTCGACACAATAGTGCCTGATTTACTAGCTGAATTAATTAAATTACCGTTTCTATATATTGATGCTGTACTTCCATCATAAGTAATACTATAACGATTACTGCCAGATTGTATTATATTAGAAGTATCAAAAAAAGATGAAAAATCGCCTAAATTAAACCTAATTCCATTTACTCCTGCTCCTCCACCCAAATGTACCATTAATTTGTTATTGCTATCGCCTTCGCAAACAAACTCAACATTATCAGTACCTAAATTATCCCAGTTTAATATAAATGATACTGTTATAGTAGAAAATGAAAATGAATAAGGTATATCTACATAATCATTACCATCAAAACTCAAAGCATAATTAGGAACTATCTGCATATTGCTTATATCTATTACATTAGCTATTTTCATATTATCACCTAATACAATGCTACAATGTTTGTCGCTGTGGTATCGGTATCATATATTCTACTTACTTCAAAAGGATAAACAACTCCACCTTTGAGTGCTGTGAAAGTTACTGTTGTTCCATCAGCCATATCAACCTTAATATTTCCACCTATTCCTACATATAATCCATCTGTAGGCACTTGTGCTAAATCATTAACATCATCTGGCGTTACTGCTACTGCGTCTGTGGCTTTACTCCCCTTTTGCGACACATTAATATTGTTATCGCTGTCTTGAGAGTCATTTATATTAGTATTTACAGAATCAATTTTTCCATTAAGTGTGTCTATTTTTGTTTCAAGGCTATTCAATCTAGTATCAAGAGTTGTTTCAGTTGCAAAGTCTTTCCCTTCTACCAATTCTAACAATGCTCTAACTGCTTCTAATTTTGTTTCAGTCGCAAAATCTTTTGCTATAAGTGTATCTAGTTTTGTTGCTAATTGCTCGTCGATTACGTATTGCTTACCATCTACATTTACTTCAAATGGCTGAAAATCACCGTTTGCGTCTTTGCCATAGTTAACTATATCTAATCCATATTCACCTGTGATTATTTCTGTTATAAAATCATTTAGTGTTGGCATTATACCACCTCGCTTGATTTATTTGAGTTAATAGATAGCAAACCCTTGGCAGGTAAGTATCTATTATTTTCCACATCTTCTAATAATAATTCAAATTTATATTTCCCACCGCTAATATCTGTATCTGTATTATCTAATTCCATTTCAATTTTACCATTAACTGCATCCGTAACATCTATACCATCAGTAGTAGTTTTCTCAATTACAACTGTATCATCATCCCAAAATCTCCAAGTTAATGTTACATTTGTTAAGTCTATTGTTCCATCTT